TCTCAGTGCTCCCTTTTTTATTCTAATATAAATTGTTATGATTTCTACTAAAGCAATTATATATGATTTGAATCAAGTTCCTACAGAATGGCCTTTTGAATTCTATCTTAATCTTCCAGAAAAACTCACTGGACAAGATCTCAAAATTAAATCAGTATTTTCTCCAGAGAAAACACCGTCCTTTTGTATTTATCCTGATAAAATGGGTAAGTATAGATTTAAGGATTTTTCTTCAGGAAAATCTGGTGATACTATTGACTTTGTTTTGTTTTATTATAATCTAGAATCAAGAGGTGTTGCTGTAAGAAAGATAATGGATGACTATTCAGAATACATTTCTAGGCATGACATTATTCCCAGAGAGTATGTGGCTGAAAGTAGGTATGAAGTTTCAGATTATGAGATTAGACACTGGAATAATCTTGATCAAGATTTCTGGATGGGTTACAAAATTTCTTCTAGGTTACTAAAAGAATATAATGTTCAACCTATAAAGTATTTTATCTTGAGTAAAACAGATAATGAAGGTGAGGTAAAAGAATTAAGATTTGAGAATCAATATACTTATGGTTATTTTAGAAAAGATGGTACTTTATATAAGATCTATCAGCCTAAAAATAAGAAAAGTAAATTTATCAAAGTCTCTGATTATATTCAGGGTTCTGAGCAGGTTAACTTTGATTGTAAATATCTTATTCTTACTAAATCTCTAAAGGATATTATGTCTTTTAAGACTCTTGGTATTGGTAATGCTGAAGCTATTGCTCCGGATAGTGAGAACACTGTCATTTCTGAAGGTATTATGAAAAAGTATATGCATAAATATGCTAAGATCTTAGTACTTTTTGATAATGATGAGCCCGGAATTGAAGCTTCTAAAGCATATCAAAAGAGATATGGTTTTGATTACTTAATACTACCTTTTGAAAAGGACATTTCAGATACTGTTAAAGCCAGAGGTGTTCAAGAAACAAGAAACATTGTGTTTAATCTAATAAAAAGTAAATTATGAGTGTGGATTTTTGGACATACAAAGGACAAGTATTTGGGGAACTAGATATTCCTGATAAGGCAATAGGTTTTATTTATTCTATGACAGCTATAATAGATGGTAAGTCTGTTGCTTACATAGGAAAGAAGAACTTCTTTGCTAACATCAAGAGACCGCTTGGTAAAAAAGCTTTAGCTGTAACTACTGATAAAAGGTTAAAGAAATATAAACTGGTTATTAGACCGGATTTTCTTAATTACTACAGTTCAAATGCAGTACTAAAGCAAGCACATAAGCAAGGTGTGACAATAAAAAGAGAAATACTTAAAATATGTTATTCAAGTATGGAGCTTACTTATCAAGAAACTAAACATCAATTTTGTATGGAAGTACTTGAAAAAGAAGAGTTTCTGAATGGTAACATTCTAGGTAGATTTTATAAAGTAAAATAATATGGAAAAGTTCTCATTTGGAAAAGAAGAATGTAAGAATCTGATTGCAATGATTAAGTCACCTGATGAAAGTAACCATGAAATGGCAAAAACAATATTAGAATCCCTTGACATTGAAGAGAATCTTCAGTGGGTTTTTATAATTATTGTATTTGCTGGTAAATCTGAAAGATTCTGGATGCATAATAATTTTTATAATGAACTCACTAAAAGATTTGGTAGTTTTCTACAAGCTTCTCTAGAGAACAGAGCAATGAGTTTAACACTCTTGAATACTGTTTTACCTAATGAAGTAAAGTTAAAATCTCCTTATGTTGAGTTGTATTTTGAATTATACTTTCTAGAAATGAAAAAGAGTCTGAATCAGTATGGGTATGATTTTGTGAATGAAATTCAAATAAAAGCAAAAGATGAATAAAGTAGATTTACTAAGCAAGGCTATAAAAGACCTTATGCTTAAAGAACCCTATTATGGGTATTTTCTAATTCAGCTGAATAAGCATTGGAGAAATGACATTCCTACAGCAGGTGTAAGTAAAAATGGTATTAACTACCAGTTGGCCATAAATGAAGATTTCTGGGTTAACACACTTACAGACCTACATAGACTAGGTATCATGAAACATGAGCTCAATTAGGGCTCCTTATACAGCAATGTATATGTAAAACGTCTTAAATTGCGGGAACTGCCTAAAGCTTTATCTACCAAGTATACATAGTGATATAGTATATGGCCAGAGTAACTACCTGGGTATGGTAAAAAGGATAAAGATGTCTTAATGGCAAATCCGCAGCCAAATTTCTTGATTATATGATTTATTTTTGGTATATTATAGTATAAATACTTACATATATGAAAACAGAAATAGAACAAAGTGTAATTGATTATTATATTACTGATAGGTTATCAGGTCAAAAAATTGCAAGTACATTAGAAATAAATGTAAAAACTGTATTTGCAATTTTAAAAAGAAATAATATAAAATCAAGAACTCTGTCTGAATCAGCAATGAAATATACTTGTCAAGATGACTTTTTTAATGTTATAAACACAGAAAAAAAAGCATATTGGTTAGGAGTATTGTTTGCTGATGGTAATATTACAAAAAAAGCAAGTAAATCTGGACAAATTATTTTTTCATCAAAAGACAAAGAATGGGTAAAACTATTTTTATCAGATGTTGGATCAAATAATTCTCCAAATTGTGAATATCAAAGAGTATATAAAAAGTATATATGGAAAGCTCAAATAACATCAGCTCAAATGTATAATGATCTAAATAATCTAGGATGTACACCTACTAAAACTAAAACAATAAGAATACCTATATTAGAAGATGAATTAATTCATCATTTTATTAGAGGATATTTTGATGGTGATGGTACAGTTGGTGTTTATAAAAATCTAAAAAATAATGATTGGAAAATCTTAAAATCAGGTTTTTGTTCAGGTTCACAAGAATTTATTATTGACTTATTAAAAATATTACCTGTAAAAAATAAAACTATTAAGGAAAGTAATGAGTGTTATATTACACAACATTCTTTGCAGGATACTCTTAATCTATTTAAATACATGTATAAAGATTATATTACATGTTTAGAGAGAAAGAGACAAGTTTTTATTAATTACTTAGACACATATAAAGCAAGAAAGAGGTTCAACGACTACAATAGACCATCCCTAGCGGATGAAGGTATAGTCTGATCTTATGTGAAAACATGAGTTAACAAAAATGCTTGCATATTGCTTTTGGACACTTAACAGCTTATCATGGATATTCTGATAAGAAGATGGCAAATGTTGCAATGGATATGGAGATCAACCAGTATATAGAAGATACATGGTTACCAGGTGGTGAATATACTCCTGAAGAATATACAGCTCTTAAAGAGACTGTAATGGCTGAATATAAACAAGCCAAAGATTCTGGTTCTACGGAAGAAGAATTGAAAGAAATTGAAGCTAAATTACCTATGAGAGGTATAATGATTGATGATTATCATGAGTTAAACCTTGATAGAAAAGCAGGTACTAAATACTACTATAAGAAGCTCAAAGAAGGTAAGGAGAAGAAAGAACAAACCGGTAGTTCAGGTTCTGAAGCACTTGACCAATTACTTGACCAAATGGATCAAGGAATGGATACAGGTGCTGAACATGATACATGGGAAGAATTTGAAGATATAAGTGAAACAGAACAAAAGCTTATTGACCGTCAGATTCAGAGAATTCTTACAGAAGCAAAGGAACAGACCATAAAGAAAAGAGGTACTATTCCTGGTGAGATGGGAGCTTTGATAAAAGTAGACCAAATTGTAAAACCCAAATTTGATTGGAAAGGTTATGTCAGAAGATTTACTGGTACAAGTACAAAAGTATTTACCAAGAAACTTCAGAGAAAGGAGAACAAAAAATTTCCAACTTATCCAGGTCTAAAAATTAAAATGCGTCAGCATGTTTTGTTGGCTATTGACACTTCAGGTTCAGTAAGTGATACAGAGCTTAAAGAATTTATGAATGAGATTTTTCACATTTATAAAACTGGAGTAGATATAACTATCATACAATGTGATACAAAAATCAATAGTATTGAACCTTATAAGGGCAAGAATGATTTGAACATTGTAGGTAGAGGTGGGACTGAATTTGATCCCGTCCTAGAGTATTATGATGCTAATATTAGAAAATATACAAGTTTGATATATTTTACTGATGGTGAGTGTTACACTAGAATAAAGCCAAAAGGCAAAATATTGTGGGTATTATCTGAAAGATCAAGTATGAATACAGAATTACCAGGCAAAGTTATTAAGTTAGAGTTATAAAAATTAAAAAGAAAAGTTATGAGCCAAGTTCAATTAAATTTAGATGAGTTAAAAGATTTTGTAAAGTATATGGTTACTAATAACCAACATATTCAAAGTATAGGTAAAGTACCTGTTGCTATAAATGTTGAGGGTGATGCAGGTTTGGGTAAAACTTCATCAGTAAAGCAATTAGCTTCTGAACTTAACATGGATATCATCAGATTAAACTTAGCAGAGTTTGAGGAATTAGGTGACTTAGTAGGTTTTCCTGTAAAAGAATTTGAGATTTCAAATGCTGAAGGTAAAACTACCTGGATTAATGAGCATCAAATTGATGCTGCCATGAAGAAAGGTTACAAAGTAATTAATAAGAGAATGTCACATGCTGCTCCGGAATGGATTCAAGGAAGAAAAGAAGGTGGTTTCTTAATTCTTGATGACTACACCAGAGCTGACCATAGATTTATGCAAGCTACCATGACTTTGATTGATGAGCAAGCATATGCTTCTTGGAAATTACCAAAGAACTGGCATATCTTATTGACAACTAATCCAGACAATGGAGATTACAATGTAACTTCTTTGGATGTTGCTCAGAAAACTAGATTTATTTCCACAGAAGTAAAATTTGATGTTAATATCTGGGCTAAATGGGCTGAGAAAGCTCAGATAGACAGTAGAGGTATCAACTTCTTACTAATGAATCCTGAATTAGTTTCTCAAAGAATTAATCCAAGGATGATTACTACATTCTTTAACTCTATCAGTTCTATCCAAGATTTCTCTAAGAATTTACCAATTATTCAAATGATTGGTGAGGGTTCTGTAGGTAATGATTTTGCATCTATGTTTACTATGTTTATCAATAACAAACTAGATAAGATTATTGGTCCTAAAGATATCTTTGAGAAAGATGAGCAGTATGTGTTAAACACACTTAAAAGTGCTATAGGAGAAGGTGATGACTTC